AGAGTCTTCTATGTTGGGGCTACTCGTGCCAAAAAAAAATTAATAATCGTGCATACAACGGAGGCGCAGTTTGAATATGAACCGATATTCTTCCACGATCGACAAGCATCGTAAACAAGTAAATCAATTAGATAAAGCTGCTGCAAAGCATTTAGTACGACTTGGTGTTGAAAAAGATTGGCGTGATGTTTACCGACGTATGCAAAACAGAAGGAGGAAACGAAAAAATGCCAAATTTTTTTAAAAATGGGAGTACCCCAGAGGAGAGAAGAAAAGTATTACCAGGATATCCAAAAGATTTAGTTTTTAAAAACTATGAAGAATATAAACAATATTTTGTTGGTGATAGAATTATTTGTTTGTTATGTGGCAAGCATTATAGATCACTTGGAAACCATCTTAGAGTATCTCATGAAACCACGGTTGAAGATTACAAAAAAAAGTACGGTATATTATGGGGTAAATCATTAATATGTAATGAATATTATGAAATACGATCAAAAGAAGCAAAAAAGACGATTGCTAATGGTAAACTAATTCCTCAAACTCTTGAGGGTAGGAGAAAACTAGCAGAGCTAGCTCGTAAATCAAAAAGAAAGCCAAGAAATTTAAAACTTCATAAAGTTTCATCTCAAGATAATATTAAAAAATATAACAATTTACACGGATTTGATGGAAGCATAACTAAAGAAAAAGAAAAAAATAGAACAAAAATTGGTACACCAGAATTTAAGAAAAAAATGGCAGAAAGACCTCAGTGTAATTTTTTTGGAGAAAAAAATAAATATTTTTGGATAGGAAAAAAACAGACAGAAGAGCATAAAATGAAAAAATCAGAAGCTATGAAAGCTTACCATCTAAACTTAAAAGAGAAGAAAAAAAATGAAAGATCAACCTAACTGGTTTCCTAAAGTACATCGCATGCCAAGTGAATGGGTTATGCCTGATCACTTTCCTGATTTATCTGAGTATGATGAGATAGCTATTGATTTAGAAACACGTGACCCTGGTATTAAAGATAAAGGACCAGGTTATATTCGCAAGGACGGAGAAGTAGTTGGTATTGCTGTAGCAGTAGAAGGGTGGAGTGGATACTATCCTATCGCTCACGACACACCACCTAACATGGATAAAGCAATTGTATGCAAATGGTTAAAGAAACAATGCTCCTACGAAAATAAAAATTATATTTTTCATAATGCTTTTTATGATGTGGGCTGGTTAAAGACGCTTGGTGTTGACATTAAAGGTAAAATAATAGACACTCTTATTGCTGCACCACTCGTAGATGAGAATAGGTTTAGATTTGATTTAAACACATTAAGCAGAGATTATCTACAAGAGTCAAAATCTGAAGCCCAACTATACGAGGCAGCAAAGATGTGGGGCCTTGATCCCAAAGCAGAACTATGGAAGCTACCTGCTTCTCATGTTGGTGAATATGCTGAACAAGACGCAGCCGTTACGCTACGCTTGTGGAATCACTTACGCACAGAAATAATTAAACAAAATTTAACAAACATTTTTGAGCTAGAAACAGACCTATTTCCAGTTTTATTTGACATGAAACAAAAGGGCGTTAGGGTCGATCTCGAAAAAGCAGACAAGATAAAAAAAGATTTACAGAAAAAAGAAAATGATATTCTTCGATCCATTAAAAAGCTTACTAACATTGACGTCGAAGTTTGGGCTGCTGCCAGCGTTGCAAAAGCGTTCCAGAAGCTTAACCTGGACTTTGATACTACACCAACGGGGAAACCAAAGTTTGACAAAAACTTTCTTGCTACGCACGAAAGCCCGCTGGCCAAAATGGTTGTTGAATGTCGAGAGATTAATAAAGCGAGAACCACGTTCATCGATACGATCCTCAAGCATTCGTACCGTGGGAGGATTCATGCTGAGATACACCAGATGCGATCAGACGAAGGTGGAACGGTAACAGGTAGATTCAGTTACAGTAATCCTAATTTACAGCAAATACCAGCACGGCACGCTATTCTCGGCCCACTGATCAGAAGTATATTTATACCTGAGAAAGATTGTGAATGGGGTATATTTGATTACTCTCAACAAGAACCACGTCTAGTAGTGCACTATGCTAATCTAAAAAATTACATGGGTGCAAATAAGTTTGTTGATTCTTATCAAGAAGATGACACAACAGACTTTCATCAGATGGTATCTGAACTTGCTGACATACCACGTAAGCAAGCAAAGACAATTAATCTTGGTTTGTTCTACGGTATGGGTAAAGGTAAGTTGATGTCCCAACTAGGCGTGGACCAAGAAACAGCTGAAGATTTGTTAGCTGGTTACCACGAGCGTGTACCCTTTGTTAAAAAATTAATGATGGATACAATGCGTAAAGCTGGTGACAAAGGTTTTTTATCGACGATAGAAGGTAGACGGTGCCGTTTTGATCAATGGGAGCCCGTAAATGAGTGGGGCAAGAAAGCACTACCACTAGCAGAGGCTCAACGTGAATACGGCGAACATATGATTAAAAGAGCTTGGACATACAAGGCTTTAAATAGATTAATACAAGGATCTGCTGCAGATCAAACAAAGAAAGCAATGCTTGAGTTATACAAACAGGGCTACATGGCGCACATACAGGTACATGATGAACTTGATTTTTCTGTTGCGAATGAACAGGATAAGAATAATATTAAAGAGATCATGGAACAAGCAATTACATTAGAAGTGCCAAACAAAGTAGATGTAGAATGTGGTGATAACTGGGGCGACGCTGGTGACTAAAATATTTTTATTAGTTGTTAGTTTGTGGGGCTTCAATGGATCAGTGTGGGTATACACAGGAAATCAAATGGTATACCAAGAAAAATTTTACGATTTAAAAATATGTCAAGATATGGGTAGAAAATTTATGAAGTATGATATGAATAAATATTTTACATTTAAGGTACAATGTATTGAAGATACTGAAACTAATACTTGACTATCCCATTAAATTAGATTATATACACAATTAAATGAGAACATTGCAAGGTTCTCAGAGTATGGCTGAACAACTGTAACAAGGTAGTAAGGCACACTTGAGGGGAAGTACGGACAAGTGTCTGAGGTAACCAAGGGTGGTACTGAAGTACTCGTTAACTTTTATAGGTTGATTTGTCGGGAAAAGGTTGGGGGTAGTCAAAGAATCCCCCTACTCACAAGAAGGAGAAAGTAATGACTGTATTAAAAAAAGACTACGAAGCTGTATTTAAAGAAGGCTTCAAGCTTGGTACTAGACTAGCTAGGGCCAAGATAAATTTAATGCGTGCTAATGATTCACGTATGCTTGGTGATGAACCTATGATGGAGCATTACAAAGAGTATGCAGAAACATGGACGAAGCTTGCTCGTAATTGCGGGCGTAAGTTTACACCACCCACGGCCCACTCACTTAGTCAACCATCAATTGACCTTGGTGATGTTGAGTTGTTGAGTCATAAGTACGATGATAAACCAGAGGATGAAGATGGATATCAAGAAATTCAAGTCGGTGGCAGTAGCAATTGACACCTATAACTTGTTAAAAAAACTTGCTGCACTGGACGACAGGTCTGCAGGTATGCAAATTACACATTTAGTAAAAGAAGAAGCAAAACGTAGAAAGATAAAATGACATTACTACCAAAGTTCAAGTATCGTGCAAAGTACGGACGAATGTATAGTCATCATGTTTGCGAGGATTGTAAAAGAAAATACATCCTCGACAACATGTTACAGAATCACTCAACATTAGAATGGAGGTGCATTAGATGCCACAACGCAAGAAGAAAAGAACGTTAATTCAACGTTTGACAGACGAATTTTTTCGTTTGAGACCAAAAGTGAGACGTGATCCACGGACCAAGGAGCATTTATTGGTTACACATAAGTATCACAGAGTAGAAAATATACTAAGAAAGAGATATGGTGATCTATACGTTATGACTATCCTTAACGTTGGTTCCATCATCATAGATGAGAAAGGAGAAGAACATGATATGTTTCAATTGCAAAGGGAATGGATTTCTAAGGCTAAGCTGGGAAGGAGAACGAAGCATTGAACAATGCAAAGTATGTAACTCGCAGGGCGAAGTTAAGAATGATGAGCACTTTCACCAGTATTGGGACGACGGCGCAGGCTCACCTACCTACTATTACGGTCCGCCGCTTGACGTCGAAGGAGATGAAGGCTTTAAAAACTACGAAATTTATCCAACCCTCACCAGTATTGACAGTTGGTAAAGGGGAAGAGCCACCTTTTTAGTTGCGAACTTTTCCATTTTACTCTATCTTTCGGGGTGAGAAATATTTTTTCATTTTTCACTCCCGAGAAGGGGCTGTCAGATAAGATCAACGATCATTCCAAGGCGGCCCCGTAAAAAGGAAAGGACGTAAAATGGTTATTAAAAGCATAATAAAACTCATACCAGGGTTTAAACCTACGCCTAAATCAGGCACAGTCAGCACAATACAAAAATCTGCATCTAGGTTTGTTAAAAGAAGAAAACAGTTAGGTGGTGCTAAGTCAGTAATGCCTGTCAAGAAAGCCATGGGTGGTCAAGCGTCTGAATCAGTTGCAAGAAGCAAGATTCTTAAAGAGCAGAGAGATAGAAAAAGACAAAGTTTACTTGATTCAATTAATAGAACGCCTGGCGGTGCAGGAAAACCTAAAATTGTACCAAAGAAAAAGCCAAGAAAAGACCCACCAAAGCCAAGAAAACTTAGTGATGATCCACTAGCTCCTAAAAGCAGTGATGAAATCAAAGCATTAATAAATAAATTAAAACAGCAATTAAAGTAATGAACCACGAAGAAATCCTGAAGCAGAGGGACCTATTAGACACAATCCTCGCCTCACGGACCAACCAACTCGATAGAATTGAAAACATGAAAATTATGGACTCAATATATTTTAAGAAAAATTTACCCAAGAATGTGGTGCTATTTCCATTACAAAGGATAAAAAGATATGTACACAACACTTCCATCAAGCCCAATAAGAACAGTAAAAAAGTGTAATAAATGCCCGAACTTCCATGTGGAGTTCTTCAACCCTAAATTTAACAGAACCTATACCCCTATTGAATGGGAAAGAATAGTTACAGATGGTAGAGAGGCATTGGACAAAGCACTGCGATTAGTTAAGGAAGATCCTAAGTTTTTTGGTTAAATGTCGTTTTATATAGATGTTTTTAGTCAAGTAGTTACACTTTCTTTTTTATTAGACTACCAAGTAACAAGGTAACAAGGTAACAAGTAGCAGAATACTTACCTTTTTTGTTACTTACAAGGTATTTTATAGGTAACAAGAAGTAACAAATTACTAAAATAACTCGATTTTGCTAGGTTTTATAATAAAAATATATTATCTTGTAAAAAACATCTATTGAAATGAGCGAATTAGAAGAAGTAAAATTACCAGATGCATTATCGGACTTATTGTTTGATAGAAACATAACACAGAAGCAACGCAAGTTTATTCTGCTGTTTGTCCATTCCGAAGGTTTGAAAACTGCAACTCAATGTGCTGTGGAAGCTGGATATGCAGCTGGTTCTGCGAAGGTACGGGCGTCAGAGTTACAAAACCCAGACAGATACCCACTTGTTGCAAAAGCAATTGATGCAGAGCGCCGTGCTGCTGTTGAAAGGTACAAGTGTAGTCAGGAGCGTTCTCTTTCTACATTGGCTAGAATTAGAGATCAGGCTTCAGCTGCTGGTAATTATAATGCTGCCGTAGCTGCAGAAACCAGGCGTGGCCAGATAGCAGGTTTGTATGTGGACAAGAAAGAAATCTTAACAGGTACTATTGATTCAATGTCAAGAGAAGAGGTTGAGAAAAAACTACAGGACTTGAAAGAACAATACAGTATTGAAACAACATTTGAAGAAGTAAAAGAATTAGAAAATAAATCTTGACTATAAGATTAGTTGGGAGTATATAGGTTTTAGAAAGAGAGGAAGCTATGCATATAGATAAATACGTAGTGAATAATATCGGTCCAAAGTGGACTAATGGTAAAGTTAAAAAGAATCAATTGCTTGATAGTCTTGATGGTACTGATGGTATTGAATTAAAAAAGTTAGTGCCTTTGTTAGAGCAGTGGTTTGAAACTGTTACTGGAGGATGGTCTGATAAAAAGGTTGAGTTAGTTATTAATGTTAAGGAGGAAGATAGAAAATGACAAATTATAGAGAGGGAGTTATGAGCCCTGTGAAAATGTTACAAACTATTTCTGGTATTTGTAAGACCAATGGTAAGATTGATTGGAACAACACTGGTCAGACACCAGAAGATGAGTTTAGGTTTATAGCTAATATGATAGATACTTATCTTGAAGATCAAGACAAGGGCAGTGAGGGTGCAAATCAAGATGACTGAGGAGCTGTTTTGGAATCGTGTTGGTTGGTTACGACATGCTATGATTACTGCAGAACATTTTGAGTTTCGCCTCTTGTGGTATTGGAAGCTACAAGATTTGATGAGAAAGCAACCATGATACAAATTGTGTTATTGTTGTTTGTAATACTCTTTGCCATGCATTGGAAAATTGCATTAATAGTTTTTGGTTTTATATATTATTTTGGTTGGCCCTTCTGATCCCATAGCTCAGATGGTAGAGCAATTCACTTTTAATGAATGGGTCGCAAGTTCGAGCCTTGCTGGGATCGCCACATGAAACCAGAGTCAAAGTTGTGGCAGTTGGTCAAGAAAAACATTACTTCCATTCATTGGACAAGATTAGAATCTTGGGCTATGCCTGGTGTACCAGATGTCTTCGGCATCCAGGACGGCATCAGCGTTTTTGTGGAGTTGAAAGTAACTCGCAGTAATAAAATAGGTTTATCTGCCTTCCAAAAAAACTGGCTATATAACCATTATTTGCAAGGTGGCAGAAGTTTTATTATGCTTCAGCACCTCGGACAGAGGACACTCTACATATTTCCAAGTTCCATTCTCCATTCTCCACTGACAATCACCTCGGCCCCTCATTATAGGGTAGAGCTCCCTGCATCCCCAGCAGCCTGGACTCAGGTGGCTGAACACCTTCTCCATTATCCATTGCCAGAGCCCAACCAACAGGTATAGTAATAAAGGTCAGGTCTCCCTGGCAGCTGGTGCAGCCAACAGGATCTCCATTTCCATTGTCAACCGTTACTAACCGTTACATGTGTATAAGGGATATGGTGCAGCCCACACCAGTCTGATTTCCGTGGAACTTAATCTTCTTTTTACCTCTTGACTATCTAATAAGATGGGACTATATAAGTATCAGGGTCGGCACCGAATCCGTTTAGAAGTTCCTAGGACACCGACCCACATTAGAAAGGTAGAAACGATGACTGAAGCATTAAAGAAAGATTACGAGAAGACCTGCGCAGAGCGCATAGACGAACAGTGGCAGCAGAGGCGAGAAGATCTGTCAGATCCTGAGTTTGAAGGACTCGGGTTTGACTACGTTGAGCCGCATACATTCACCGACCAACTAGAAGGATACTGGCGTTGGCAGTTCTCCTGGGGCGGGCCCAGCGACGAGCTGCGAGCATATGTAAACGAACTTAAAGAAATACATCGCCTGGAATACTGGTTCATGGACTGGATGGACGGTGCGAAGCTGGAGCTGCAGCCAGGACCTGAATGGCAGAGGATGGAAGAGATGATTGAGGTTTCCTAATGATCCTGCTCATTACATTGCTTTTTGCATCGCATCACCCATACCTGGGTGCAGCGGTTTTGGCTGTGTACCTGGCGTGGACATCACTGTGGTAGCACGGTGTCTCCACCTCCATTCCATTACACATAGCTTTTGGTATAGGGTATATATAGGGATACACAGGAGTCCCTGCACAAGTTGCACGGAAGTTCCTGTTGAAAAAAGATTTGACAGGTATAATTAAATGGGATATAAAGGGATAATTAACAGAAAGACGAAAGGATAAAATAATGTCGAAAGCAGTTAATATATTAGAAGTGCTAGAAAAAGCTCATCAGAGTTCAGCTAGTGTAAGTAAAAGAAATAAACAAGCTATCATAGATGCCTATGGTCGTGCCTTAACAATGAAGAAAGTATTAGACGATTTCATCAAAGTAAATCGTAATCTTATTATTGATATGGGTATCAGCGAGAACGCAAACCTATTACATGGTAAGGACTACTCTTTACACGTAACACAAAAACTATCTGTAAAGGTTGATAGTAAGCTTGTTAAGGAAGCACTTGGCGAGTTGGAATACCACAAATGTAAAGTGCCAACACAATACAAACAAATACAAGCAATGCCTAATGAAGAGGCAACAGTTCGCAGAAATAGGAAAGCTACAATTGAAGAAGTAGCTGACTTTAAGATTACTGCTTAGTTCCGATATATGCCTAAGTAGTATTGGGCGACTTCGGTCGCCCATTTCCATTACCCATTACTTAGGACTAGTGCTACTATAGTATATAAGGATAGTAACACCATGCAGACGGAGTTCCGTGGGTCGTGTCAAGTAAAAAAAGTTTTCGAATGTTCTTGATTATAAAATAGAATGGGAGTACAAGATCATTAGAAAGGAGAAATCACAATGCCAGATAATGATGACTACTTATCTCGTCAGTTGCAAATGGTTAGCCAACAGTTCGGTTTAACTAATCCAACTGATCAACCAATTACTAATCAGCAACACGTTGATAATATTAATTGGAAAGCACTTTATAAAGTTCTTGAGAGTGAAGTTGAAACTGTGATCCTTGATCCTAACTGTCCTAGTTATGTCAAGGAATGGGGTCAACGTATCATGTCCAAACTAGCCGAACACTTACCAAGAAGGTAAGTTACCCACGTGGGCTGGTACGAAGGGCAGGTTATCCTGCCCTTTTTTTATGTCCAATCACCTGCTGCCTGGCAGCAGCACACCAGTTCCCCAGGCAGCACACCCGTATCCCAGTCAGGTTAGGTACTTAAAACCGACCAGAAACACCATATCTAGTATCTCGACCCCCCACCACACCCAATTTGGGGGCGTTGCTGTGCAGTGTCTGTAAAGTGTAAGTTTTACACGAACACAGATTATGATATAACTTTTTTCAATTATGTCACAAATCCCAACGGAAGTTTTAAAATACGAATTAAGAAAGTTTCAAATAAAAGTGGCCGAGGAGTCCCGTTCCTCCTACCTTACATTTGTAAAAAAAGTTTGGCCTGACTTTATTGCAGGTTCACATCACAAAATTTTTGCACAAAAATTAGAAGACGTTTCACGTGGAAAGATAAAAAGATTAATTGTTAACATGCCACCAAGACATACAAAGTCTGAGTTTGCTTCACATTTATTTCCTGCGTGGATGATGGGTAAGAATCCTAAGCTAAAAATTATACAAACTACTCACACAGCAGAGCTGTCATATAACTTTGGTAGAAAGGTTCGTAACTTGTTTGAGCAAGATGAATTTAAAGAAGTATTTTCTGATGTAACACTATCTCAAGATTCTAAGGCAGCAGGTCGTTTTACAACAAACAAGGGCGGCGAATATTTTGCTGCTGGTGTAGGAGGAGCAATCACAGGACGTGGTGCAGATTTATTAATTATTGATGACCCACACTCGGAGCAAGATGCCCTGTCACAAACAGCACTAGACAATGCTTACGAATGGTATACCTCGGGCCCCCGCCAACGTCTCCAGCCTGGTGGCTCTATCGTCATTGTTATGACCAGATGGTCCACGAAAGACCTAACAGGAAAATTAATGAACAATCAAACAAATCCAAATGCCGACCAGTGGGACGTGGTTGAGTTTCCTGCAATCTTGAACGAAGAACCACTATGGCCTGAGTTTTGGAAACTATCAGAGCTAGAAGGTGTCAAAGCATCTTTATCCGAACAAAAATGGCAAGCTCAATGGCAACAAAATCCTGTATCCGAAGAAGGATCAATTATTAAACGAGAATGGTGGCAGATGTGGGGTAATGAAAAGATACCAGATCTTATGCATATTATTCAATCATATGATACAGCTTTTAGTAAACGTGAGACGGCAGACTTTAGTGCTATCACAACGTGGGGTGTATTTCGACCCGTGGAACACGGACCACCGCACATTATACTTCTTGCTATGCGTAAAGGCAGATGGGACTTTCCTGATTTAAAAAGGATTGCTTTAGAAGAATATCAATACTGGGAACCCGAAACAATTTTAGTTGAAGCAAAAGCTTCTGGTATGCCGCTTACACACGAACTACGACAAGTGGGTATACCTGTTGTAACCTATACACCAAGCAAAGGTAATGATAAGTTTGTTCGTGTAAACTCTGTAGCTCCTATTTTTGAAGCTGGACAAGTATGGGCGCCAGATGAACGCTGGGCAGAAGAAGTTATTGAAGAATGCGCTGCTTTCCCTTATGGTGATCATGACGATTTAGTTGACTCAACGACGCAGGCGTTGTTGCGATTCAGACAAGGTAACTTCATACAATTGGAGTCAGACTATACTGATGAACCTACATACATAGAACAACGAGAATATTACGGATGAAAAGAAAAGAAGCAAAAGATAAATTTTATGGTCAAGATGATGTAGATATCTTTGAAGGTGGACCTGCTGGACAAACACTCAAAGACATAGATCCTAATTACGGTGGTATTCAATTAGAACAAGACGAACTTATAGGAGATCAATTCTCCAGAGATCTAGCAAGATTTACGAAAGGAGTAACTGAATTTATTTCACCTTCTCCTGAAACAATAGCTAAACAAGATGAACAGAGAGCACAGAACCAAGCTGTTTTTAATGCAATATTAGAAATTACAGGAAAGGATGCAGACTCCTTTGAGGGACAAAAACTTTTATCTGATCTAAGAAGAGACTCTGAATTTCAAAAAAATTTAGGGTTTCAAGATGAAGGCATACTTGGAGGAGGAGGTACAACAGATCAACCCATTTATGGATTATATGACATAGGTAATTTTTTATTTGGAGACGCAAGAAGAGGTCTGACTGAAATGACAGAAAAAGGCACGAAATATAAGGAGCTGCCTTTTGAACAAAAGCTTGGTATTGCTATACTACCTATAGATTTAATTGATGTAGGAGGTTTAGCTTATTTAGCAAAGACACCAATCGGCGCTCTTATGAGAGCTGGTCAAAAAACATTCGGTAAGGGATCTAAACTCACTGTCAAACAACTAGTGGATGATCCTGAGTTTATGTCAAATTATTTAGAACAAAATCCAAATGCTATAAAAACTTTAAAAGATTATGGTTTTGACATCGAAGCTAGATATGCATCAGGTAAAAAGAAGCGTGGTCCAACGCCAATAGAGAGAGACACGGGATTGGAAATACTCGGAAGAGATTTTTTACAAGAACAAAAACAAATTAAACCTGGTGTTGACCCTGAATTAGAAAAAGCAGCTAAAGAAGCAGATCAAGTTGTAAATAATTTTAGTCAAAAATATGAAAAAGCGTATGCATCTGGAAAAAATAGAAAAAGAGTTTTAAATAAACTTAGAAAAGATGTAGGCGAAAAAGAATTTGATAGATTAGAAAAACTTTCAATACAAAAAGGTTTAAGCAAAAAAAGAAATTTAGCACCAGAAGGATCAGTAAAAAAAACTACACCAGAAGGTGAAAAATTTATTTTAGAAAATTATGATAAAATGAGTAACAGGGAGTTACAAGCTATCATGTCATCTGATGAGAATGCCAGTAAATTTTTTTATACCGATTCATCAGGCAATATAAATATACCACAAGATAGTTATTTTAGAGCTTACCTTGCAAATACATTAGGCCAGACCAAAGCTGGCGGTATAGGTCAGGCAGGAGGAGATCAAATATCTAAATTATCAAAAGAAGCAGATCAAAAAATTTATGATGAATTTAATATATTAAGAGAATCCGAAAATTTTAGATCAAATGATCCTGAGCAAGTAAGACAAGCTTTTGCTAAAGCTTTTACTAGTGAACAAAGTATGTCAAAGTATGCAGGCACGGATGCTTTATCTACAGAAACAAATTACCTACGTGCTTTAAATAGAAAAATAAAAACATTTAATGAAAGTCAAGGATTCGGAGTTTTTGATCCAAAAAAAGGTTTTGAAAAAGGAAGAGTTTATAACAGAGATCAGATTCAACAAATAAATAGATTTTTAAAAGTGGGTGATGAGGTAGACGGAGATAAAACTAGAATCACAAATTTATTTGGTAAATATTTAAACACAAACGATGTTTACAATAATTTAAAAAATAATATGCAAAAACTTGATGACAGTTTTTATCCAGTTATTAATGGAAAAGTAAAAAGAGATTTTTCTACAAAACTTAAAAGATATTTAGATTTTGTAAGACAAACATCACCAAATACAAAAGATCCTGTCAAAGGTGATTTTGGAGCTTTTATGAATGAATTTGGTTCAGATATAAATGCTTTATTAGATCCAAATTCTATTGAGTATAAAAATTTTCAAAAATTTTCTTATCATGACAAGATTAGAGAGGAAGTAGGTAATCTTGCTAAACCATTTTTAAATAAAAGATTTCCGTCTAAAACAGGAAATACACCTAGAAATAGTATTCAAATAGCTCACACTTTTGAAAGCAGTCAGGTAGGTAAGACAGTGGGAGAAGGCCTTGAAGGTGCTGGAATGATACCTGGTTCGTATTATTTAGATATTTCAGAACTAAATGCAATACAGCAGCCTGTGTTAGAAAGCAGGGCTAGGGCAGCTTACAAAGAATTTAATGAAACTGGTAATAGATCAAAACTTGATGCCGTAAGTAAAGATTTAGAAAATATAGGAGCAGAGGTAGCTGTTGGTGAGTTCATACTTGGAAAGCACAAATCACTTGAAGAAAAGTTTTTAGATCTTATTGGTGGACCTCCTGGATCGCCTGAAAGAAAAATATTAAAAGATAAGTATGGAATTTTTGACGAAGAGATTGTAAATTTAGAAAAAGCCATTGAGCTTTTAAGTGAAGGTGCAAGTAATGCTGGCATTGCACAAATGCAAAGTGGAGGCTTAGTAGGAGACGTGGACGATATATTTGAAGAAGAACAGGAGCTATTACAGCCAAAACCAAGAATTACTGTAGAGTTTGGCGATGCAGCAAGAGGCAAGGTCCGTCGTTTTGGTGAAGAAGAACCTGAAGATATGGTTGATTTACCTTTATCTTCTATACAACTTGGAGATGGTCCAGAAGTAAAAGCTACAGCTGCACCAGCTCAAAAGACTTTTGATGTTGAGCCGATGGAAAATATTTTTACAGGAGAGATGGAGCAAGCAAATTTAAAATTACCTTTCTGGAAATTATTTACAACGCCACCTGTTAATGAAACAGCACCAATACCAACACCAAAAGAATCTTTAAACAATCCAACAAAGAAACAGAAAGAAAGTTTAGAACAAGAGAAAATAAAAAAACAGGAAGATGTGTTTGATCCATCACCTGAAGACAATAAAAATGTAGATCTAGGAAGTTCAACTGATGTAGCAGTTACACCGAAAACAGGGCAAGCTGTAACGGGTGTATTTTATTCTGATATTGAAAGAGCATTAGCTAGACCTGATACTCCAGCAATCTTTCCAAATAAAAAAGCCCTTCTTGATTTCTTACGTAAAAATAGAATTAGAGACTCTGAATTTAGAGATTATCAACTTGAGTCTTTACTTCGTATCTACGATGAAAATACACCAATACCAAAGAAACAAGTAATAGATCATTTACGTCAATCACCTATCAGAGGTATGCACGTGCACGCTACGGGTCAGGGGTCCGATATTATTAATCCATACGGCGAGGTTGGAACAAGATATGAAGGCTACGCAGAACCAGGATACATATCTGGCACACAACGTGAAAGAGTTTTGTATATTCCAAATGATAAAATAGCAGGTGATTCAGGTGGATATCCACAAAGTATTTTTCAAGGTGAATCTATTCAACGACATGAATTTGGCATACCTCAGCAGGATAATGCATACATTGTCGGTTGGACACGGCTCACGGACCGTAATGCTATATTACCAACAAAGATATCAGCACCACAAACAGCATCCAAAGTTCCTGGTCTTACTCGTGAAAGAGATAGAGTACAAAGACAACTATCTGGATTGTTTGCTGAAGCACAAAACAAATTAAATGCACAAGCACAAAGACGAGGTATACCTGTTGATGAAATACAAGCTGGTTCTTTAGAAGAAATGCTTAGCACTTATTCAGGAACTCTTAATGAAATAAGCCCTGGCCTAGTAGATCAGATGGATGAGCTTATTGTAAAAGCAAGGGACTTAGATGGTGAAATAGCAAAAGGATCTAATATTGATACAAGCGGCGTAGTCCGTGTAGCGTTTGCCGATGAAATACAATCAGACATCATGCAAGCAGCAGCTGGTCGAAAACAAAAACTTGTAGCGACTCTTCGAAAAATTCAAGACGAAGGTAAAGAATCTACAACACTTCCTGAGTTAAGCAGAATTGGTCAACAGGCTTTGGCATTTTTTGAAGAAAACAAATCAGTATTTAGACCACTTCGAAAATCACAAACAGAGGTGGATATAATTGGTGACAATCTTGCTAAGCTTGATGCTGAGGTAGATGAAATAATAAATAGATATATTGAAACAAGAGATTTAGATCCAGCTTCAGTAAAAAGATTACAAGTAGCATTGACAGAAAATATAGATGCAATGATAAATGACCTCATAACGATTGATAATAAAACTTACGAAGGTTTGTTCCCAGATATACCATTTAAGAAAAGAGAAGAGTGGGCCGATGCTTTAATTAAAAAAGATTTATTTGAGTTAGCTTATAGAAAATTTGTATTGAAAGATCCTCAAGCTCCTGACTATTACTCCGTTACACCAGATCAGTTTGTAATAGATAGATATAATTTTAAAGGTAATTCAGCTACACCAATGGACGTCAGAGCTGCAGATAAGAAAAAACAAATAGATTATTTTACAGGGAGAGGAGAGTTTTTAGGTTCAGAATACAAAGGTATTGGTATGTCAGAATTTTATGGTGGTCCAAATGCTAAAACACCAGACGGCAAGCATTATACATCTGTCATAGAGAAAATATTAAAAACACAAGCAAAATCAAACAACTCAGAGTTTACGGTATTAAATGTACAGACAAAGACTGGAGCAAATGTTGTGTATAAAATTACAGACCAAAATGGCAACATGGTAGCAACACTTACAAATCAAAATCAAGCAGACAGACTGCTAAATACAAATCCAAATTATAGGGTTGAAAGAGTATCAATGCCAACAGACAAAAATACGACACCATCTTTTGCTATTAAAATTACAGAAGAAATGCTAGAACCATACAAAACCCACAAAGCCAAGGGTGGACTTGTGCAGATGATTGATATATTTGAGGTAGCTTAATGGTTGAAAGAAGAATTACAGGTGAGCCTACAGAGATAGAGGCTGAATCTATTACAGTTGAAACACCAGACGAAGAACTTACCGTAGAAAACGTTGAGATGACCGATGACGGCGGTGCTATAATAAATCCTGTAGAAACCCCACCAGAAGATAGATTTGATGCTAACTTAGCTGAATTTATTGATGATGAAGATTTACAAATGCTTTCATCTGACCTTATGCAGGAATACAAAGATGATAAATCATCAAGAGATGAATGGTATGATGCATATTCAAAAGGTTTAAAACTTTTAGGATTTAACTATGAAGATAGATCTCAACCCTTTCAAGGAGCTAGTGGTGTTACACATCCTTTACTTGCTGAAACAGTAACACAGTTTCAAGCACAAGCTTATAAAGAATTATTACCAGCTAATGGCCCAGTAAGAACACAAATTATTGGTGAGCAAACGGCTCAAAAAGAAGAACAAGCACAACGTGTTCAAGAATTTATGAATTACCAAATCATGCATGTCATGGAGGATTTTGATCCTGACCTAGATCAAATGTTATTTTACTTACCGCTATCAGGTTGTGCTTTTAAAAAAGTATATTTTGATACAACTCTTAATAGAGCAGTATCAAAGTTTATACCCAGTGAAGATCTAATTGTACCGTATAGTGCAACTGATCTAGCAACGGCTGAAAGAGTTACACACGTAATTAAAAGAAACGATAACGAAGTTCGTAAGATGCAAGTGCAAGGTATCTACAAAGATGTTGATTTACAGTATCAAGATGAGCCAAGTAATAGTAGCGTACAACAAGCTGTAAACAAATTGGACGGTGTTAGACCAACAGGGTCTGCCTATAAAAATGATGTTTACACATTACTAGAAATACATTGTGATTTAGATGTACCAGGTTACGAAAATGATGATGGTATTAAATTACCTTACATTGTTACAATTGATGAAGGGTCACAACAAGTATTGTCAATATATAGAAACTTTGAAGAAGAGGATTCTTTTAAGAAAAAGAAACAATATTTTGTACACTATAAATTTTTACCAGGTCTAGGATTTTATGGCTTTGGTTTAATTCATATGCTTGGTGGTTTATCAAGAACTGCTACTTCAGCACTTAGACAATTAATTGATGCAGGAACTTTATCTAATTTACCAGCAGGTTTTAAAGCAAGAGGATTAAGAATACGTGATGATGACAATCCACTACAACCTGGCGAGTTTAGAGACGTAGATGCACCAAGTGGTGATTTACGTGCAGGACTTATGCCTTTACCTTACAAAGAACCAAGCGCTACATTATTTCAACTATTAGGTTTCGTCGTACAATCAGGCCAACGGTTTGCTACTATAGCTGATCAAAAAATTGGTGATAGCGTTGCAGCTAATGCACCTGTAGGAACGACAATGGCTCTAATTGAACGTGGTTCTAGAGTCATGAGCGCTATTCACAAAAGATTACACTACGCACAAAAGACAGAATTTAACTTATTGGCTAGTGTATTCAAAGATTTTTATCCACAAGTTTATCCTTATGAAGTAGGTAAGAACGCAGCAGCGGTTTTTAAGGCATCTGATTTTGATGAACGTGTTGATATTATGCCTGTATCAGATCCAAACATATTTTCAATGTCACAACGAGTTACCTTGGCGCAGACACAATTACAAATGGCTCAATCAGATCCAAAACAACATAATTTATATGAGGCTTATAAAAGAATGTATCAAGCTCTTGGTGTCAAAGATATTGATGCAATTTTACCTGTACCAAAACCTGATTCACCAAAAGATCCTGGTATAGAAAATGCAGATGCTTTAATGGGCAAAAAACTAGTTGTATTTAGGGGACAAGCTCATCAACAGCACATAGAAGCACATAGGGTATTTATGTCATCAATGTTAGTTAGAGCAAACCCGCAAGCCACCGTAATTTTGCAAGCTCACATCATGGAACATATTTCTTTATTAGCAAGAGAAGAAGTAGAAGCTCAAATGAATGAAGTAATACAACAAGAAGCACAGAAATATGGTGGTCAAATACCACCTGAACTTCAAATGGAGTTTCAAAAGCAGCTTGAAGTACAAGTTGCAGACAAAGTTAGTGATTTTATTTCTGAAATGTTCATAGAAGAACAAGAAGCGATGCAAGGACAAGGACAAGATCCTTTAATTGGATTAAAACAGCAAGAATTACAGCTAAAAGCACAAGATATTCAACGAAAAGCAGAAAATGATGGTCAAAAATTAGAACTTGATGCTGCAAAACTTGAACAGCAGGCAAAAATAGCACAAGACAAGATAGATTCTAATGAAGATATTGCTCAATTACGTGCAAATGTAAATCTTGACAAGCAAAAACAGTAAAAAATGGGTAATGCAGAAGAAAAACTTGCTGATTATTTTGATAAGCTTATGTACATAGCAAAAAATAGTAGTAAAAGCTCTGAAGATAGTATACTTTTAGCTGGTGCTATGATGGCAGCAGCAAGAGTTTTGTTCTATGATCATCTTAGTGCAAAAGAAGCACAAACTTTGTTAGATCAGGGTGGTCTTGACCTAATTGAACTTGTAAAACCTACGATACACTAATGAATTTTAAAAAAACAAAAACAGAAGTAGTAAAAACTAAAAATCCTTTTCCTAGTATGAAAGTTTCGTCTGATGCAGCCGTTGTATACTCACCTTTTGTCGTAAAACAAAACAAAGGTGCGGGCCCAAAAGGGCAGACTAGCAACGTTCAGATCAAAAAAGTTGATTTTAAAGGCGTAAAGTAATAAAACCTACTCAACAAAGGAGGTTTCTATGAAACTTTTACAAGATCTATGGTCTCACCTTAAGGAATGGTCAGACTGGAGTATGAAAGATTGGATTAAAGCTGGTATTGTAGCTATAATCGTAATCATAATTATTGGAGCAATATAGAATTTATGTGGCAATTACTTGCTAAACCTTTACTTGGCGTCGTCGCAGATGGCGTCAAGGGTTTTGTAGATACAAAAAAAGCAAAACAAGAATTAAAACTTACAACCATTAAAGCAACACAAAAACTTAAAGAAGATCAAATTGCTGGCAAAGTGAAGTGGGAGCAATCTGCTGTGGATCAAATGAAAGGGAGCTGGAAAGATGAAGTGGCATTAATTGTACTACTTCTTCCAGCAGTTTTAGTATTCACGCCTTTACAAGATCATGTGCATAAAGGGTTTCTCGCTTTGCAAGACCTACCGTCGTATTATCATAATTTGTTGTACATTGCGATTTCAGCGAGCTTTGGCATCAAGGCAGGATCTAGTGCAATAGGGATGTTTAAAAAGAAATAATGGTAACTAAGTATATTAAGTTCAAAGGATCAATGAAACCAAAGGGACTTACCATGGCTACAGATGCTAAATTAAAACAACTTAAAAATACTGGATTTAGACAAGGAAAAGATTACGAGGTGGTCTCAAAAAAAATAGCTTTAGGAAAGTCTAGAGGAGGATCTGTGAAGAAAAAAGTCAGTAAGATGATTAAGGGCCTTAAAAAGGCATCAAAAACTCATGCAGGACAAGCAAGGACATTAAGTTCAATTAAGAAAAGAATTAAAGTATGAGTTACGAAGAATTATCAAAATCAGTTAAATTAAGTGAAGGTTTTAGAAACAAAATATATCAAGATACCGAAGGATTCGATACCATTGGGTGGGGTCATAAGGTTGTCCCAGCAGATAATTTTGTTGCTGATAAAGAATACACAGAAGAAGAATTACAAGCAGTATTTGATAAAGATTTAAGCAGAGCTATAGCTCAAGCTAAACAACTAATGACTCAAAATAGCATAGAAGATTTACCAGAAACAGCTCAACACGTCTTATCGGAGATGTGCTTTCAACTTGGACAGTCAGGGGTGTCTAAGTTTAAAAATATGTGGAAAGCCCTGCAGGAAGCTAATTTTATAGGTGCAAGTTACGAAATGCTTGACTCTAGATGGAACAAACAAACTCCAAATCGTTGCAAAAAATTAGCTGACCTTATGAAATCATGCGGCTAGAAAATTTCTTTACAGCATATAAAAAAGATTTAATTGCTAGACAAAAGCAAGTAGAAGAGTCTATATTAAATGGGATAGCTAAGGATTGGTCAGAATATAAGTTTTTGGCTGGTAAATTAGCTGCATTAAAACAAGAAGAACAGGAACTCACGGACCTGCTTAAGAAAACGGAGCTAGAAAATGACTAAACCTAAATTAATTGTACCAAAACATGTCTGGGATGGCGCTCAGGCAGAAAAAGATAAAAATGAATTAGAAAAAATACCAAATCCAGTAGGATGGAGAATGGTTTTATTTCCTTTAAAGCTAAAAGAAAAAACAAAATCAGGTTTAATTCTTACAGATGAAACTATAGCGGAGTCACAAGTGACTACAAATATTTGTAAGATTTTAAAAATGGGTGATTTATGTTTTAAAGATGATACAAAGTTTCCTAGTGGCCCTTGGTGTAAAGAGGGTGATTGGGTACTCATTACTAGATATGCAGGATCAAGAATCCGTATTGATGGTGGTGAGCTACGGATTATTAATGACGATGAAATACTGGCTGTTGTTGATGATCCTCGAGATATTTTGCCAGCTAACATAATGTAACGTGGAGGAGACCATGCAACCAACAGTGCAATCAGAGCAAGACAAAATGGTCCCGATAGATACTTCGGGTGATGCTGTCGAGATTGAATTAAAAGAAGACGAAAAAAAAGAGGGAGGTTCTGTTCAAGTAGAGCAAGATCAACCTTCTGTAGAAGTACAACAAGAAGAAAAAAAAGAAGAAGATCTTGAAGAATATTCTCAGTCAGTAAAAAGACGTATAGATAAACTAACTAGAAAAATGCGAGAAGCTGAAAGAAGAGAACAAGCAGCTATTGAATATGCAAAACAAATTCAAGAAGAGAATAAAAATCTTCAAGCTACTACTATAAACACTTCACGTGAAAGAGTATCATCTGATGAAGCTAGCGTAGCATCTACAGAAACTCTCTTAAACACAGCTTTAAAACAAGCTATGGAAGCTGGAGATGTTGAAAAACAAGTAGAAGCTCAACAAAAAATGGCTCAACTAGCTATTGAAAAAGAAAGATTAAGAATTAGAAAAAACAAATTAGCTCAACAAGAACAAGCTGAGCAAACAACGAATCCTGTCGAAGATGTTATAAATCAGCCTCAACAACAGCAAAAAGCTCCAGATCCTAAAGCTCAAGAGTGGGCAGAGGATAACAAATGGTTTGGAACAGATAGAGCTATGACTTATACTGCGATGTCTTTTCACGACGAATTAGTTACAGAAGGATTTGACGCAACGTCAGATGAGTATTATAATGAAATAGATCGGAGAATCCGAAAAGAGTTTCCTCAAAAATTTGAGGATCAAAGTAAGCCAAAGCAAACTGTTGCTTCGGCTGTACGAAAATCGGCATCAGGCCGCCGCACTGTGAAACTCACACCCTCACAGGTAGCTATTGCAAAAAAACTTGGTGTGCCACTTGAAGAGTACGCAAAACACGTGAAGGAGGCGTAATGAGTACAGATAAAATAAACAAAACCTCACGCAAGCTCGAGACCCGAGATAAACAAGCTCGACCTAGAGGATGGGTACCTCCATCTAACTTGGATGCACCAGAACCACCTGATGGTTTTCATCATCGGTGGGTGAGATCAGAGTTTCGTGGTCAATCTGACGAAAAAAACGTCATGGGTAGATTACGAAGTGGATATGAATTGGTAATGGCTAGTGAATATCCTGATCGTTTAGATTTACCTCACATAAGTGATGGTAAATACAAAGGTGTAATTGGAGTTGGAGGTTTACTACTGATGCGATGTCCTGAAGAAGTCAAGGAAGATAGGGATGCCTATTTTGCTGGCAAAGCTCAAGACCAAACTAAATCAGTAGAAAACGATTTACATAAGGAAGAGCACCCAAGCATGCCAATCCATCAGGATAGGCAGAGCAGAGTAACATTTGGGGGCAAAAAGTCTAATGGTTAGATTCACTGTCTCTGAATTTAGATAGGAGACTAATATGGCAAATATTGATGCGCCATTCGGTTTACGTCCAATTGCAAAACTAGGTTCGGCACCTGGTGGCACAACTGGCACTACTAAATATAAAATTACTTCTGGGGCAAGCGCACTTTTTACAGGGGATCCAGTCAAGTTAAAAGCTGACGGTTCTATCGAAGTTAAAGGTGGCGTAGGTGCAATTACAGGAGCAATTAGTGGTGTTTTTATGGGTTGTTTCTACACAGATCCGACTACAGGAAAACCGACGTTCCGAAATAATTATCCTGACGGGCTAGCAGCATCGGATGCTATAGCTTTTATATCAGATGATCCAGATCAACTGTATATTGCTCAACAGGATTCAGTCGGCAGCAACGTAGTTGCAGCAGACTTACACACAAACGCTAACATGGTCATGGCAGCGGGCAGTACCACTACGGGTATGTCTAAAGCTGAGATCGATTCAAGCACAGCAGCAACTGGAAATGCTACTCATATGTTAAAGTTAATGGACTTTTACGATACACCAAGTAATGACGCTACGGCGAACAACTCGGTTTTAGTTGTAAAGATCAATAACCACGAATTGGGTGCACATACAGGAACTGCAGGCGTATAAGGAGGACTAGACTATGGCTATTAATAGAGCACAACTGGCCAAAGAACTGGAACCTGGCTTAAACGCCCTGTTCGGTATGGAATATTCTCGTTATGAGAATGAACATGCTGAGATCTTTGACCAAGAATCAAGCGATAGAGCATTTGAAGAAGAAGTTATGCTTATGGGCTTCGGCGAAGCTGGTGTAAAACAAGAAGGTGCTGCTGTACAATTTGATACAGCTACTGAAAGTTTTACGGCTAGATATACTCACGAAACTGTTGCACTTGCATTCAGTTTGACTGAGGAAGCTGTCGAAGACAATTTGTATGACACTTTATCTGCTCGTTATACTAGATCGTTAGCAAGATCCATGGCTTACACAAAACAAGTCAAGGCTACTAACGTACTTAACAATGCATTTACTACAGCTGGTGGTGATGGTGTTTCTTTAGTAAACACTGCACATCCAACAGCACTTGGTGGAAACTTTTCCAACAAGAGTGCAACAAATGCAGACTTAAACGAAACCTCATTAGAGCAAGCAATGATTGATATTGCAGGCTTTATCGATGAAAGAGGACTAAAAATTGCGATGCAGGGAAGAAAATTAATTATCCCAGTAAACACGCAGTTTGTAGCTGATAGAGTATTAAATTCTACCCTCAGAGTCGGTACTGCTGATAATGACATCAATGCTATGAGAAACATGGGTATGTTACCTGATGGATACGTGGTAAACCACTATCTATTAGATACTGATGCATTCTTTATTAAAACAGATGCTCCTAATGGATTCAAACACTTTGTAAGAGCACCACTTACTACTGGTATGGAAGGTGACTTTGACACTGGAAACATGAGATACAAAGCACGTGAAAGATACAGCTTTGGATTCTCAGATCCAAGATGTGTATATGGATCAGAAGGTTCATAAAATTTACTAAATCTTTCTTAGGAAAAAGGGCGCTTGTAAGAGCGCCTTTTTTATTTTATAGTATTCTTACCCAAGACTTAAAACGACAACTAAAAGGAGGTTGACATGGGAACAACTACATTTTCAGGACCAGTAAAAGCTGGTACCGTAAGAGAAGGAGCTAGTGCAAATACAGGATCTGTATTGATGGCTCAATCAGCAGTAATAGATATTATTGGTGCTACTAACACAACAGCTGTAGGTATTATTCCTGCCAACTCACAGATTGTGGATGTAATTTTAAATGTTACAACTGCATCTGATGATGGTGGAGCAGCAACTGTAAAAATTGGACACGTAGGTGATGATGACGAGTATCTTGCAGCTACAAACGTAAAAGCTGTAGGCACAACTAGAGGCACAATTGGTGCTGATGGTACTGATATTGGTACGTCTGATCAAACTGTTAATGCAATTTATACAGCAGCTAATGGTAATGGTGCTAATGGTGCAGCTACAGTAACTGTTCTTTATATTCAGAATAACAACTTAGCATAAGAGGTTTAAATGTACGCTATTAAAAACAAAGAGTTAACAGCTAGCGGACAAGTAACTACAAAAGTTGCTGCGGGCACTAATACACTTAGTGCTCCAGCTAGAGTGTTGCAACTTAGTATTAGATGTGGAAGCACTTTAGGAAGAGTGGACCTTAGAGACGACGGCCCTAGTGGCACTGTCAGATATACAGTTCCTACTCCTGCAATTGGTGCTGGTGAGGATGAAGTAATGACAATAAGTTTTCCAGATTTTGGAATAAGATTTCAAACGGACTTATATGTTTTCTTTAATCAAGCTACGCACGTTGAAGTACTTTATGCTTAGTCATGGCTAAGAAAAGGGACAAACAGCCACCAAAAACAAAAAAATATTTCCGCTCCACAAAGTCTGGAGCGGGGATGACAAAGGCTGGGGTAGCAAAATATCGTCGTGATAACCCTGGCTCTAAATTAAAAACAGCAGTTACTGGTAAAGTAAAACCAGGTTCAAAGGCTGCAAAGCGACGCAAATCTTTCTGTGCAAGAAGCGCAGGACAAATGAAAAAATTTCCAAAAGCTGCTGCAGATCCTAATTCAAGGTTAAGGCAAGCAAGGAAAAGATGGAAGTGTTAAATGGCTGAAAAAATAGGACCAATATTTAATAGAATTTTAATTAAAAAATTAGATCAAGCATTAGACAATGGATCTATAAATAAAAAAGATTATAATGATTTGAAAAAAAAATATTTTGGAAAGCCAAAATTAATTCAAATGGATTTATTTGATCCAAAGAAAAAGAAACAAGGAGGACTTATGGAGGCGACAAAAAGATTAAAAGCTCAAGGACTTAAAAAAGGTGGTTTTCCTGATTTAAGTGGTGACGGTAAAGTTACTATGAAAGACGTTCTTATGGGACGTGGTGTAATTAAAAAACCAAAGAAAAAAGCCATGGGTGGATCTATGACTCTTGAAGGCGGAAAACTAAAAGGTGTAAAAGATGCACCTGAAGAGAGACGCAAAGAAAAAATTCAAAAAATTAAAGGTTTTCTTAAAAGAAGATCCTTGTTAAATCCTATGGGTGGATCAAGAGGTCTTGGAAAAGTTGCAGGTAGAGCTGCAAAAAGAGGATATGGTATAGCGAAAAAGTGATTAGAATATTATTAATAATATTACTTTTATCTGTATCAATTAAAGCTTTTGCAGAAACAAATACTGTAAGTTCTACTGTTGTTACAAATAATACACCACCTACAGCAAATTCACCAAGTGTTGTTGTAAACAATTCTGACGTTTGTAAGACGGCAGTAGCGGGCGCCGTGCAGACCCAGATTTTAGGAATTTCGTCGGGAATTACGGTGACTGATGAAAACTGTGAAAGAATAAAATTAGCTAGATCTTTGTATGCTTCAGGCATGAAAGTTGCATCTGTGTCAATATTGTGTCAAGATCCACGTGTTTTTGACAGCATGACCATGGCAGGCACCCCATGTCCGTATATGGGTTCTATTGGTCAAGATGCTGAAACAGGCTGGAAAGAAAATATGGATATGATTCCAGAGGGTAGTGTTGTCTATGCAAAATGGAATGATGAGATTAATAAAATAAAAGTTAAAGAAGGAGTCGAAAGCGATGGAGCAAAACTGGCGAAATTTATTATTGCTGCTATGGTTATGCACTCTGGTATCGTTACCTTCTTCCCTTAGAGCTGAGTGTCCAGTAACTGCTACAGGAGTTTGTACACCTGGCATAGAAGAAACAATTGTAATAACAGAAACAGAATCAATTGAATATGAAGCTGATGGCCATACAGTAACTACTGAGACTACCACTACAACAACGACAGTAACAACTACTAATGAAGACTCAGGAGATATTCTTGATGGAAGTAGTGGATTTGTACAGCCTAGATATGAAGGGGATATGGACCAGGATTGGGGTGGTCAAGGTCCTGCTAGTATGCCTTCAGGTAATTCTTGTTATGAATTAGGCTCAGACAAATGTGCACAAATTACTGGATCAGGTAATTCAACCTCGACACAAGGTGTAAGTGGA